TACTATTAATCTATTAGAATCTACAGATTCCGAAACTAAAGAATTTGCAGTATTTTTTGCTAAAAAAATTGCACGAGAAGTATTTCCCGGGATTTCACAATTTGTAATACACATAAGTTTTCACATCAATGAATTGTATTCTGACGACGAAGCAAACATTGGTTGGATACACAACGATGATGTCACTCTGGCTGGATTAGTGTATTTAAATTCCAACTAAACTAATTTTAACAGCGGTACTTCAATCTTTTTAAAGAAGTGCTTAGAGAATTTTTCCATACCCGACTTTCAATCTAGAAAACTGTTTAACACCACCAGCGTAGTAACAGAAGATTACAAACAAGATTTAAAAAATAATCATTCTCATTTTGAAGAAACAATGCGGATAGGTAATGTGTATAACAGATTAATTGCCTACGATTCCAATTTATGGCACAGACCGAATACATTTAAGGTGGACGTAGACGAACCTCGCACCACTTTGCTGTTTTTTATTGATCAGTATCAATTTGATCAACCCGATATTGATAGTTTTTCTAGATGGGTAGACTAATATGTTGTTAACCCCAATACCGTTATTTCCTGTTAATTTGTTTAAGTTAAAAATGCGCAATCACAATAAGATTAAAAAATATCTTATGGATAATGTATATCCGCAATATATTAAAGACGGAATCAATGACAAACTAACTAATGCTTATACAGACTATGTTCCCGGTGCGGCTAAAGTACCATGGATGATATTGACAAAATTTTATGAAGATGATGTCAAAGAATTTTTAAAACATACAGGAATTGATTTTGATCAAGGATGGACTTACAAAATAACCTGCTGGTACGGAATGATGCATAATTCTACTTCTCAATTTGTACACGATCATACTGGTGGTCCAAAAACAATACAGTGGTCTGCGGTACACTACATAGAGTTAGATAATGAAAATTCGGGAACTGTGTTTTTAAATCCCAATGCTAGAATGATGAAAAATGTTATTCCTACTAAAAATAGAAATCATTTACCTACCATGTATTATCCAATAGAAGAACAGATATTAGTAGAAGAAGGAGATGTGGTATTTTTTCCAGCATGGTTAGATCACCACACTCCGTTACATACCACAGGCAATCTTCGAATTGTTGTTGCTATGAATATAATGTTGACGTTTGATAACGTAGAAGGATATTAAATGAATATAGTGATTGTTGGGGGCGGTACCGCGGGGTGGTTATCAGCTCTAATAATATCTAAAGTTAAACCAGAACACACAGTGACTGTAATCGAATCTTCTGCCATAGGCATTGTGGGAGCTGGAGAGGGATCGACAGGACTACTGACCAGTATTTTAAAAAATGAAATGTGGGATTTTGGCTGCAACTTAATGGAGTTTTTACAAGAAACTGGAGCCACATTAAAATACGGAATTCATCATAAGGACTGGAAAACGGCGGGTGAAAGTTATATAGGTCCTATTGGCGGAACTCCCAGTACAGAAAATATGGTTGATTATATTTTTGCTCATTACCATAGTACTGATCCTGCAAATGTTCATTTGAGTTCAATTATAGGGCAAAAAATAGAACGTAAAATTTCTAGTTTTAATAAAAAAACCATGTCATTTGACGGGTTAGGAACAGCACTACACTTTGATGCTCACGACGTGGGAAAGTATTTTAAAAAAGTTGCAATGAAGACTCTACGAGTGTCTGTTATAGACGACGAAGTACTGGACGTAAACTTAAATTCTGAAAATGGTAATATATCGTCTGTGTTATTAAAGTCTGAAAAAGTCATCGACGGTGACTTCTTTATTGATGCCAGTGGGTTCCGACAGGTACTGATAAAAAAATTAGGAGTCAAATGGGTCAGCTATCAAAAAAACTTACCTGTAAACTCAGCAATGCCATTTTTGCTACAGTACGAAGAAAATGAGTGTCCAGAGTTATATACCACTGCTTGGGCGCAGAAGGCAGGCTGGATGTGGCAAATACCAAATCAACAACGCAAAGGCTGCGGCTATGTATTTGATGATAATTTTATCACAGCAGATCAAGCACAGGCAGAAATAGAAACTACACTAGGTAGACCTATTGATCCAATACGAGTACTAAAATTCGATACTGGCAGGCTTGAGAATGCGTGGGATAAAAATTGTCTAGCAATCGGACTTGCAGCCGCATTTGCAGAGCCACTAGAAGCAACCAGCATACACACTACCACTGCACAACTGTTATCATTTGTTTTTGAATTTTTAAAATCCGATTTAGACAATACATTGAATCCTGGCAGTAGAAACAGCTATAATCGACGCACCGCTAAATTATACGACACTACTAAAGAATTTCTAATTGCTCATTACATGGGCGGAAGAACTGACAGTAAATTTTGGAAACATATTAGTTCGGGTGCCACTAAAACAGAGTTTGTTGATAACTTATTAGAGATGTGCAAAACGCAAATGCCCAGCAATAGGGATCTTGACATATCATTTGGAGCTCCCGATATGGGATTATGGTGCTACGTATTAGCCGGAACTGGACATGTTACACCCGAAACATCCGCAAAAATATTTTCTGGAAATACTGTTCCTATCTTAGGGTTAACCGACATGAATACTGTTATTGCTGGGTATCAAAAAACTGTAGATAATATGTTACAGGATAATTTAAGTTATGTTGATTTCATCAACTTTTTAAAACGAACTGCTAAACAATCATAATTGCAAAAGACGCTACTGATTCTAGATAATTAATAGTATGAGCTTTTACAATCTTCCTAACGTGGGACTATATTTGGATACGTTCAATCCGTTTATATTCCAACGAATAAAACAAGAAACAAATAAGTTCCTCGCGGATTTTTCAACAGAGCTAGATGAGTCTAAAGATTTATTAAGACTTTATCACAAAAAACAACAAGGCTATTCAACAAATTATAAATTATCAGACGAGTTAGTTTTGTTGATAGATAAAGAAGTACTAAAATTATTAGGTATCTACGAGAACAAATATCAATATTTTGACAGACTATTTAATTTTGTAGCAAACGCTGAAAACAAAGAAATTAAATTATCCCTTGAACGAGTATGGGTAAATCTTCAACGACGCGGAGAGTTCCTGCCGTTACACAACCATAGCGGAATTTATAGTTTTGTTATATGGACTACTATTCCATACGCTATGGCCGACGAAAAAGATAACATTGCCAATCCTGATTTGATTAAAAATCGTACTGCTAATTTTGAGTTTGTGTATGTTGATGCTCTTGGAAAAATTAATAACTATCCTATTCCTGTCGACAAAACACTTGAAGGTAAGATTTGTATATTCCCATCGGAGTTGCAACATCAAGTATATCCATTTTACAGCACTGATGATGTGAGGATTTCGCTGGCTGGTAATTATAGGTTAGAAATAGAATGAATTTTGAAAAACATGAATTTCAAGGATTTATTGGCGTATTTGAAAATTATTTTCAAAATTCCTACTTCCAAGATGTTATTTCCTACTACAATAAGATAGCAGGATTATCGCTACATCAGCAAGATACAGTTCCTAAACATTGGAAAAACGATGAGCAACTTTATTTGTTAGATCCAAATGTAGTCAGTACACTGCATCCTCAGTATGTCAATCATTTTCTCGATGTATTATGGAAGAAAATAATGCCCGTGTACGTTGATAAATTTAGCATACTTCAAGATAAGTCTTACAAAGTAGAACAAATCAAGATGAAGAAAATTGTACCCGGTGGCGGATTTCATCAATGGCACTACGAAGCACTAGGAGAAGATTCCAAAAGAAAAATAGTAGTACAACTTTACATGAACGACATAGACGAAGCAGGCGAAACAGAATTTTTGTATCAGAACACTAGGATTATTCCTAAAAAAAATAAGTTACTGATATGGCCTGCTGATTGGACCCATACTCATAGAGGAAATCCTCCTATTGGTGGCACAGACAAATACATACTGACCACTTGGTTAATAGAAACAGATGACGATAAAACTACTTGATGAAAATTAAATTTAACATAGACGATAAAACTGCGTTAGCACACTGGAAACCTGTACCGGCTAGAGAATATCTACCAGAGTGGTATGCAAATATGTCTAAAGCCAAGGACACATACAGCTTCGATGAAAATGCTTTAAAAAGTATTCGAGCCTGTGTTCCGGTTGAAGATTTTATAACGGCCGGATATATTCTAAGAGCCACTTACGAAGTTAGAGTCAGTGAAAAGATTGAAAATTTTGTTCCTAAAATGAATATTGTTACCGCGAATACAGTACATAACAAAATAAATGATCCTAAAAAAACTGATGACATGCAGGGGCTACATCCTAACAATGCTGTTGGCATCTACGCCGAAGCAACATGCCCAATGCGATCAACTAATAAGAAAAATTTAGCAAACTATTTTCGATTTGACTCCGAGTGGACAGTGCAGACTCCCCCGGGTTACAGTTGTTTAGTGGTGCAACCTTACTACTTGTTTCAAAACGAATTCAGTATCATGCCTGCTATTATCGACACAGATAAGTTTAATCAAAAGATTCCAGTGGTGGGCTATCTAACAGGAGCTAAAGACGAGGTTAGATTTTATTGCGGCGATCCGTTAGTACAAATTATTCCATTTAAGCGAGACAATTGGGAATCTGAATTTACCGCAGATACTATACTAAACAAATCAAAATATTATTTGTTTAATGCATACAAAAAATTATTCCATTCTGAGAAACAATTTAAATGACCAATCTAATAACATTCACTACCAGTGATTTAGAAGCAATGGACTTGTTTCCCCCTGTGCCTGCCGGAAAAGTAATTCCAGAATGGTATAAAGACACCCCGATCGAAGTTCCGGAAATTGAGCCATATACTAAACCGCATACTCCTACGATTAAAAGATGTGTGCCGGTGCTGGATTATATGACTACTGGGTATGTAATACGTGCAACTTATGAGATTCAAGTAAAGGAATATGTTGATACAAACTTTATTACTGGATTTGACTATCGTTGTAGAAACACCGAAAGCCACTTAGGCAAGCATCCGTGGCATCAAGCACAGTTCAAGGCCGAAGATGGCAAAAAGCATCACTACCTTAAAATCAATCAACCATGGCATATTAACACGCCCCCGGGATATAGTTGTATGTTGTTCGATCCCTATTACAGATTTAGAAAAGAGTTTTCAATTTTTCCAGGAGTAGTTGATACTGATAAACACAACGAGCCTATTGGTCTTGTCAGTTTAATCAAAGAAAAATCATTTACCATCAGTCCCGGGGATCCATTAGTGGTGATTTTTCCTTTCAAGCGAGAAGATTGGCAGATGAATGTTAATTATATCTCAGATAAAGACGAGTGGGCTAGATCTAGTTTTAAATATCGGCTTAGTACTTATTGGGCTGGCATATATGCCGACCTATTTCATTCTAAAAAAACTTATAGGTAATAACAATGTTTTCATTCTTTTTTAAAAAATCAAAAATTGTATTAGATTGTTTCACTGCTAATCCCGAAGTAGAAACACTATTTCCTATTTTATATGCGGAAGAAAGATTACCTAGTTTTTGGAAAAACTTACCCACGACAGTTAAACATCAAGGTCCCATGCGCGGTACTATGAAAACATGTCCGGGTGTGAGTACACTATATCGAACTGGATTTATATTACAAAGTTGGGAAGACTATTGGATTGGAACAGAGGGAGGATCGTTAAAATGGTTTCCCGAAGACGATGCCGAGGGGCATCATCCCGGCCAGTGGGGTGAATATCTCAAAGGATTTTTTCACTTAAAACTAAACAGTCCTTGGAAAATCAAAGAAAAAACTGGGGTTAATTTTCTTTACACTAATACATTCTGGCATGATGACGAATTCAAACCATTTGTAGTCAACGGCATTGTCGACTACAAATATCAGCACACCACCAGTGTAAACTTGTTGGTTCCTAAAACTATGTTTCCTAAAGATCTAACAATTCCAGCTGGTAAAGAATTAGCACATGTAATACCGTTGTCCGAGTCGGATATAAAAATCTCAATGCATACTGTGTCGTATGAAGAATATATCAAACAAGTCGGAATTGTTCCGTTTGCGCTTAATGGACAATATTTTAAACGTAAAAAAATCTTAAAAGATTTAGGACTGTAAGATGCCTGTTGTATCTCTATTTCCTACATTGATATACGAACATCAGGGAACAATGCAGGAAATTTTTCTAGTGCAGGATGAGATAAGAAAAAAATTGCCTATAATAGAACAAACTGATATTTTTAATAATCCTCCTGGTTGGGAAGACGGTGTACAGACCAATATCAAATCTCGCACCAACTCTATCAAAGATTTTGAATTAACACATTTAAAAAAATACATCGAAACACACGTTAAAAAATACATTGATCAAACACAATCATGGCACCCTGTGCCGATTGCTCTCCGACACAGTTGGATCAACAAAACTGGCAGAGACCAAGGTCAAGAATGGCATCAACACAGCGATGCATTTATTTCCGGAACTTATTATTACCAAACTACTGGCAACGACGGTAATTTTAGCCTTATGAATGCTATACCGTGGATGCAACAAGAACTATTTCCATTCGGAAACATAGCTGAAAAATACTATGATATTAAACCAGCTGTGGGTAAATTACTATTATTTCCTGGATGGCTACAACATTCTGTAAAAAAAAATAAAACAGACGACTTGCGTATTTCCATATCATTTAATCTTCTTAGAGATTATTGGAAAAATGGCGATAGCCAGGATGTAGGTTACATCTAAAATACGCCAACTAAATATTCAAACGGGAGTTAGGACAGTTTATGAAAAAACCAATTAAACGTATTATTATTGCCGGTGGTGGCAGTTCGGGATGGATGAGTGCAGCTATGTTATCAAAACAATTTCCAGAAATGGAAATTGCGCTGATCGAGTCGCCAGACGTTCCGATTATCGGAGTGGGTGAATCCACGCTTGGAACTATTAATCAATATCTAGGACTACTTGGTCTCAAAGACGAAGACTGGATGGAATATTGCAATGCCACTTATAAATTAGCTATCAAATTTAGAGATTTTTATAAGAAAGGCGAAACTTTTTATTATCCTTTTGGTATTAAAGATTTGCAAAATACGCAACAAGGTGCTACTGACTGGTACGTTAAGAAAATAATGAATCCTGAACTAGACGTTAACGATTTCTATGAAAGTGTATACAGTTCGATGCCTATGATTTATCAAACTAAAATATTTGATAACAAAGACGGGCAGCTTCCTGGATTCAGCTGGCGAAATGATTCTGCTTATCATATGGATGCCACACTGTTCGGCAACTTTTTAAGGGATAAACTGTGTATTCCGGCAGGGGTAGTGCATGTGCAAGCACATATTGAACAAGTACTTAAAGACGACGACGGATACATTAGCGGTCTTAAATTAAGTAACGGTGATACTCTAGAAGCTGATTTGTATGTTGACTGCACTGGATTTAGATCATTACTACTAGAACAAGCTATGGGTGTTCCGTTTGAATCGTATTCAGGACACTTGCCTAATAATCATGCATGGGTAACACACGTTCCATACACTATTAAAGAAATTGAAATGGAAAACGTTACTAATTGCACAGCACACAACAATGGCTGGGTGTGGAATATTCCGCTATATAACAGAATCGGCAGTGGTTATGTTTTTTGTGACAAGTTTATCAGCAAAGAAGATGCACTGCAAGAATACAAAGACTATCTTGACAGTGAAGCTATGACAGTTCTTAATCCGGCAAGAAGCAAACTCTGCGAATTTAGACTAATTGAAATCAAAAACGGTGCGCACGAGCGAGCTTGGGTTAAGAATGTTGTAGGAGTCGGCTTGTCATATGCATTTGTGGAACCTTTAGAAAGCACTGGTTTGTTGAGTGTTCAAGAACTACTGTTAAAACTGTGCGAAACACTGCATAACAAACAGATCAATAAAATCCACGTTGATCATTTCAATTACATAACTAACTATATTATGGAAAGTTTTAAGAACTTTGTAACATATCACTATGTGTTTAGCTCTCGCAGAGATACACCGTACTGGAAACATATTACAGAAAATATTGAAATGGATCCTTTAATGTTTGACCGCAAACTAAATCAGTTACCACCAACAGCAGCTGGTGATTTGGCAATTAAGTTACTTCAGCAGCACACCCTGCCCGCAGATCAGAGCATGGGCGGCATGCCTGATATTTTAGTAGGTATGCATGTGCTACCGGTGAGCACCACACAAATGGAAGTTGTTAGGATGTTGATCGAATCAAGGCATGGGTCAATACCAGAGTTCTATACCAGTCAAACTCAAGACTATTGGGATCAAAAGAAAGAGTACATTGACTCTCTAATGGAGGCTGCACCATCGCATTATCAATATCTTAAAGAAAATATCTATAACGGTAAAGAATAATGGTAGCCCAAACAATTACAATACCTCTTTTTACTGCTCAAGAGTGTAAAGAGATTATCGAAGATTCAACTAAATGGGTTGAAGGTACTGTTGCAAAGTTTGGTCAATATATAACTAATAAACAATTCCGAAGTGTTCAAATATGTAATCAAGGCATAAGAGAAGAACTTGAAGATAAAATTTTTAGGGAAATATTCCTTAAAAATTCGCAAACATACCGATATCATTTAGAAGGTTACAACAGAATAGATCCTCCTTTTGTATTTAGATATTCGGCCGACAGAGAAGATCATTATACATGGCATACAGATTCTATACCAGGTGACACTGTTAGAAAATTATCATTTAGTATTCAACTAACTGACCCTGCAGAGTACCAAGGCGGCGATTTAGAATTTATGCCTGCGATAACTGATAAAAAAATTCGAGACCAGGGCATGATGACTATCTTTCCATCGTTTATGACACACAGAGTAACTCCGGTGACCACGGGCGTAAGACATGTAATAGTAGGTTGGATACATGGTCCAGATTTTAGGTAATACAAATAACAATTAAAAAAGCACCTTCAGATGCTTTTTTATTATTGCAATAATAGTAGCATATAAATATATCCATGAAAACTGTAAAATCAATAGCAATAGTAGGGGGTGGGAGTAGTGCTTGGCTCACTGCGGCGTACTTTTCACACAATTCACCCGAAGTTGAAATAACAGTAATTGATAAAGAAATTGGAAATCCTATCGGTGTTGGTGAAGCAACCCTTTCTGGGTTTGTTGAGTTCATGGACTCGTGCGGTTTTATGTTTAATGAGTATTTTAAAGAAATAGACATGACCTTTAAGTTAGGTATATTATTTCCTAACTGGGTTGATAAAGGTCATGAAATTTGGCACCCATTTCATCTTAATTCAAAACTAGAAAACAGTGACATAACCTTAGTTGACCTTTGGTCTAAAAATCAAGAATACGAGTTTAAAACGCACGGCACTTGTTTGTATGATACCGCAATGAAAAATAAAGTCGATGTATCGGAACGAGGATTCTATGCTTACCATATAGACTGTGGAAAACTAACTTCTTTCATACAGAAAAAACTCCAAGGTCGTGTTACTTTTATAAAATCTGAAGTTGTAAAGGTTTTAAGAACTGAAGAAACTATTTTTGCTTTAGAGTTAAGCAACGGTAATCGTGTTAGTAAAAACTTATATATTGACTGTTCTGGATTTAATAATATTTTAAAATATAAAGCAGATAGAGTTGACCTATCTAACAAGCTATTTTGTAATACTGCGGTAGCTGGTCACGTTCCGTACAAAGATAAATCTAACGAACTAACGCCTTATGTGGTATCTGAAGCTGTTGATCACGGTTGGATTTGGAGCATTCCGGTACAGTCTAGAATTGGGTCGGGATTAGTGTTTAACAGAAGTATCACCTCTCTCGAGGAAGCAAAAGACTATTTTGTAAATTATTGGGATAATAGAATATCTAAAGATCAATTAAAAGTGCTAACGTGGGATCCGTTTTATACTCGAAATTTTTGGGAAGGTAATGTTGTATCTATAGGGCTTAGTTCTGCCTTTATTGAGCCGCTTGAAAGCACGGGTCTAGTATTTACACAGACTCAAATTATAAGTCTGCATGATAGAATTAAAGATTTTACATATACTGAAAGAGATATTCAGATTTATAATTTGGATCTAGAAGATAAGTTTTTAGAATGCGTTGACTTTGTTAATATGCATTACTCTAAGACTAACAGAACTGAACCATTTTGGAACTATGTAAGAGATCATTATAAGCCAACTATTCGACTGTTAACGATAGAAAAATTGTTAAAACAATCACCAATGTTATTAAGGCACACTAAACAAAATCAAGTGTTTTCTGGAGGTAGTTGGACCTGCTGGATGGTTCAGATGGGTTATACTATTGGAGAAACCCGGTTAGAAATTTCTAAACAACATTCTTTAGAACTCTTATTACATTATGTCAATAATATTGAAGAGTTTCGATATGACTCTTCTCGATCTCACTACACAGAAATCCAGCGGGTAAACAACTTTAGCAAATAGTAACAGTTTGATCTAGTTCTATAGTATTGTTAATACAAGCACTAAGAAGTAACTATAGCTTGTTTGTCATGAGAACGTAACACCCAATAAAAAAGCACCCTAAGGGTGCTTTTTTATTATGAACTATTCGAGATTTTATTTATGATGTTTGTAGGTCATATAAGGAATAGTAGGAGGAAGGTAGGGTTCGCCAGTAGTGTTCGCTAATGCTGCTGTCATAGTCAACATCGCTACTCTGGTTTCTTCCATATGTTGTGCTGCTGATTTTAGTTCTACAAGATCGATAAGGGCTGCAGGATCTGTTGGTATTGGATCAGTCCATGTAGGATCTGTTAGCAGTTCTTTAAAAATTATGTCTGCTTTTTCCTTAATAGCTACCTGAGCACGTTCAGTTATCCAGTTACGAATATGTGTATGAGGATTTTCATACAACCAAGCCAACATTTTAATATCATCTTCTTCTAAATCGAATTTGTATTCTACGGTCAATTCATCATTAGGATCGTCACGTTCAACAGGTGTCCAGTTAGGATCTTTTGGTGGTAGATCTACGGCTAAGATGATTTCGTCTCGAGAGCCCGGAATAACTGTAGCACCCTTGGCCTTAAGTTGTTCTATGGCAGTTGGTAAGTATTCGTCTTGAGCGATTCGTACTCGCCACTCTACTAGATTATCTATCCAATCAGAAGGATTAGCCACTGTGTGCTCTAGCATTTTGCTTTCCAAAGCAGTTAAAAAAACCGAAAATTGTGCCATGTTTGTGTATTCTCCGTTGTATTTATCCGATCAAATATCCGTTGAAGAACGAATGACTTGAGTGGAATCTATTATTGTTACTGGTCCATGCGGCCCAAATGCTGACATAATCTCCGGCAGGAAGATAGGTGTCAACTTGCCACTGCATGGCGTGTGGGTATGGACTGCCGTTGCCGTGACTCCATATACCGTGAGGTGTGCGACCGCCAGACATACTAACTCCACCGTTTCTACCTAAACTCATGTGCATGTGGCCTGTGGCACTGGTCCAGCTGGTGTCGTTGTGTTGATAACTTAACCACTGAAAGTTGTAATGTCCAGCAACTGGTGATGTGAATCGACCATTGGTATAGTTAAAATTGCCGCCACCGCGTTGATATCCCGTCCAGCCAAAATTGCTGTTGATTTCTTGCCAACCTGTTCCAGACCCTAATTGATTGTTGTACAACCAGCCAGCGGTACCGTGACTTTGAAACATAGGACTGCCTGTGGCCTGAGCGGTGCCTTGCAAGAATCTGCCGCTGGGGTCAAATCTCGCTCGTTCCACACCATTTGTACTGATACGCACAGTGTCGTCGTTGCCAAAGAAAATTCCCGTGTTGGTATTTCCGCTTAGTGCTATAGCTGGAGCAGCTGCACTGCCGGCGGTAGTTCTCAAGGGACCGGTCATAGAGCTGCCGTTGATATTCAACGGTGTGTATCCCAAGTTGGTAGTAGCTGCACCGCTGGCCAGGGTACCGCTGGCGATTGCAGCACTCCCGCTGATATCTGTATTTAATATGGTGCGGTAGGTTACAGTTTTAGATGATAGATCTACTGCGGCTGCTAATTCAGTTGCGCCAATAGCACCTGTAGCAATTTTAGCTGAGGTGACTGCATCAGTGGCCAGTTTTCCGTTGATTACTGCTCCGGAAGAAATATCCGTGCTGCCGATTGTGTTAGCAACAAACGAATCTGACGCTATTCTTTTAAAACTGTTGTAGGTTGCCATTTATCTCATTATCCTATTAAGTATCCAGCCCACAAACTATGATCGCCATGGAATCGAATAGTGGATGCCATGTAAGGTTGCGGAATAGCATAGTCGCTGGCATTTAGATATATTTCCAACTGTGTCATGATTCCTGGAATGTGATTGGCGCTGACCTGATGTCCGTACAAGCAATGAGGTGTGCGGCCTGTAGTTCTGTCAGTGGAAATGCTACCATTGTATCCAATATTGAACTGGGTATGTCCAGCACTGTTATTGGTATCATTGTAAGCATAGGTTTGGAAATAAAAACTATACCAACCAGCCACTGGTGCTGTGAATCTGCCATTAGAGCTGAGATTACTTCCGCCCTTTTGAGTCACTTGCCATGTCCATCCACCACCTGGCTGTAGAGTATTCAATTCAGTCCATCTATTGACGCCGCCGAAGCTATTGGCATAATACCAACCACCGTTACCACTGGCATGGAATGCTGGCAAGTTTGGCTGAGTGTGCATGATATTGCTGCCACTTTTGACAAAATTGTTGGTATTGCCTGCCGCAGTGCTGATCTGTACTTGGTCGCCGCCAGCAAAATGTATGCCGGTGTTAGTGTCGCTGCCGCTGGCCAAAGACGGTGCTCCTGCACTGGCTGTAGGTAATTGCAATGCACCACTGAGTGTTGCGCCGGCACGATTGGCTGGGGTATATCCTATGTTTGCAGCAATGGCTCCAGAAGCTAACTGACCACCAGCAATGGCAGCAGCAGCAATGTCGGCGTTGATAATTGGCCTATACGTGACGGTTTTTCCGCTGAGATTTAGGGTACTGGCCAGCTGCGTGGTTCCCACTGCAGAGTCTTGTATATCAGTGGTTCGAACACTTGCTGCGGCAAAGGCAGCAGTTACTATAGAATTAGTACCGAGAGTCGCACCAGTAACTGCCCCGTCAACTATGGCCTCGGTGTTAATTCGTTTGAAACTTGAATATGTGGCCATAAATTATCCTATTAACTGTCCACTAAAACATTGGTGGGCAGCGTGATGTCGACTGCTGTTACCATGCCATACTATGGCCAGGCTGACAAAATCGCTTGCAGCTAGATCTATCACGGCACTTTGACTAAACCCATCATCGTAACTGTTGGTGTTTTGATGCATGGCCATTAGATACGGACTGCGACCACCTGTAGACCACCCTCTGTTATTGTTCTTTCTAAAGAAAGGATGAATATAGTTTGGTGGAGTATTAGCATCGTTCAATAAATA